AACTGCTGGCCAGTGGGTTTATGTTGGTGGGTTTAGTACCACATCAATCAATGGTTGGTATAAAGTTACTACAGTGACTTCTACTACAATGACGACTAGCCCTGCTCCTCCAACGACTCAGGCAGCCGGTTCTTCCGTAACTATCAGAGGTTCTTTTGTCCGTAACGGAGCAACTGAACGTAGTTTCGCTTTACAAAAACGACACCTGGATCTTACTAACAAATATCTTCTTATTAGAGGGAATAGGATCGGCTCTGGCTCTTTCACTATCCAACCTGGGCAGATTGTAACGGGTACTTTTGGTTGTGAAGGACTTAGTGCTGCAACAGCAACAGCGGGTGCTGGTAACGGTTCTGTCACTGCCGCAGGCTCAACACAAGTACTTAATGCTGTAGACAACGTCTTCCGTGTCATGCTTGGTGGTGTTGAAGTAAACACTCTACTGATTACACAGATTCAGTTTAACATCAACATGAATCCACGTCGTCAAAACGCCATTGGTACTCTTGGCGCTCGTGGTATCGGTATGGGTGCAGCTGAAGTAACAGGGACCATGGAGATTTTTCTTGATGACAACTCGTGGACTCAACTTACCAACTATAACAACTTCACAAAACAAGGTCTTTCTTTTGCGATAAGTGTAAACGGAGCTGGTTATGTTATCGAGTTCCCTAACATCGTTTTCACCAACGAAGCAGGTACTCTTGATGGAAACGACACTGATCCCATGTTGAAACTTAACTTTTCTGCTGAGCCTGGTACTATTGGTTCAACCACCTCAACCATCCAAGTAACGAGAAACTAATATGAAACTCTATAGAAAATATGAAACAGACCTTCAAGCTGAAGTAGAAGGTGTGTGGGTCGAACTTGCTGTTGGAGTAAGAGTGAAAATAGGACGTTGGTTAAACGACAATCATGTTCGTATTTTAGACAAACTCAAAGCTCCATACAGGGACCAACTTCGTGCTGGCATACCTTTGGAAAAAGACATTATGTTGAGTATTGCTTCAGAAGCTATGGCTGAAGCAATTTTACTAGGTTGGGAAGGTTTTGAAAAAGAAGAAGGTGGAGAACTACCTTATTCTAAAGAAGAAGCCATTAAAGCTTTAAGATCTCTTAGAGATTTTAGAGAAGACATCACTTCTCTTTCTGAAGTAAGAGCCACATTCAACAAATATGCCCTTGAGAAAGCGAAACAAGACTTAAAAAATATATAACCTGGTTGCTTAAGTGGGCTGATAAACTATCTAAGCTAGAGTTTATAGTAAGCTCCCAGGTAAAAGAAGGAAAAGATGTTAGCCGGCTTTTCAGTCTTGTGCCGGAAATGGATGAAGGGCTAGAGTTTATATGGCGAGCATTTTGTCTTTTAAGAAAAGGGTCTTCAACCTATATACCTGTGGGAGAAATTATAAACTTTGTCAATAATTTTGGTTTCATTGGAGTCTCTTCTGAATTAGAATTTATAGAAATAATAAGAGAACTAGATCTCTTCTACATGCAAAAGGTGTCCGATGCCAACGATCTCCCTAGTAGTTGACGCAAGACCTGCAAAAGCCGGGTCTGATATTGCAACAGATTCTCTTAACAAGGTTAAAAAGGCTGCAAATGACGCTGAGAAGAACGTTGACTCAGTAGGAAAATCCTTTAAGAAAGCAGGCACAGCAGCAGATTTTCTAAAAGGTTCGCTTATTGGTGCAGCTGCTGGGCTTTCTGCAGCAGCTTTTATCAACATTGGTCGTGAAGCGCTAAACGCTGCAGATGACTTAAATGCTTTATCTCAAGCTGCTGGTATATCAGCAGAGAAACTGCAGGTGTTACGGTTCGCTTTTCAGGCACAAAACATCGCTGCTTCTGAGACAGACCAAGCACTATCTGCATTAAATAGAAACTTAGGTCTTGCTATAGATGAAGGTGGACCTGCTGCTGAAACTTTTAAAAAGCTTGGTATAAATGTAAGAGATGCTAAGGGAGAAATAAAAAGCACAGAGGTTGTTTTTTATGAGATCATTGAAGCCATATCAAGGCTTAACTCACAACAAGAGCAAGCAGCCGCAGCTGGAAAGATCTTTGGTAGAGAAGTAGGTACAAAGCTTGCGCCTCTGATAGCCCAAGGTTCTACTGAGATAGATAAAATGGAGCAGCGCCTTCGGTCTGTCGGCGGTGTCATGAGCAATGAACTTGTTGCAGCTGGTGATAAAGCAAACTCTAGTTTTGAGCAATTGCAAACCATCTTCTCAACTGCCTTTGATACAGCTGTTGTCAAATCTTTCACTGATGAGTTTTCATCATTTGATGATCAATTAAACACGACAGGTAGAGCAGCAAGTACTCTAGGAAACATTTTTGGCACTGTTTTTTCTGGTATCATTCAAGGTGCAGCAGCTGCAACAAATAAGATTGCTAGTATCTTTTCTAATACATCTGCTGCGTATGATGAACTTAAGAAACGGCTTCAACCTGGTGATTTTAATATAGATCAATTAGAGACATCTAGTATTCAAACCAATGTGGAGATCCTTAGAGACAGAGCAAAAGAACTTAATGATCGGTCTAACTCTGAACTTATCTCAGGTCCTATAGACTATGTGTTTGGCAAATCTCAAGCTCGTATAGCTTACGAGAATAAGCGTTTTGAAGAAAACAAGAAGCAGGCTGATGAACTTCTTAAAAAAGCAGAAGAATATCAAAAGCTTATAGATGAAAGAGCAAAAAAAGAATTTGGTACAAGACCTGATACGGCACAGCCGCAGTTTGGCCCACCCATAGAAGATTTTCTTAAAGAAAAAGAGAAAAAGCAAGAGGCTACTGCGAAACAAGCAGAAGAGGTTTATAATTCTACTCGTACAGCACAAGAAAAGTATGCTTCTGGTATCGAGAAACTCACAGCTCTTCTTGATGCTGGCGCTATCTCGCAAGATACGTATAATAGAGGAACTGTCCAACTAAAAGAAGATCTGTTCCCTGTTAAAGATGCTATAGATTCTACAAATACAGCTTTAGAAGAATATAGAGCACTTCAAGAAAGAGGTGCCCAGATAACAGCCGATGTCGCTACGGAGCAAGAAAGATATACGCAAGGTTTGTCTGAATTAGACACTCTTCTTCAGAAGAACATAATATCTCAGGAGACATACTCAAGAGCAACTAAGTCTCTTACAGATAATCTTTCTGAGAACATTAAGGCTAGAGAAGAGCTGCGTAGACAGCAAGAAGATAATGCCAGAGAAGAACAAAGAGCAATTGATGACCTTGAGAACAGAGCTGATAGAGTAACTAGAGAGACAAGAACTGATGATGAACGTTACGAAGAAGAAAAGAAAAATATAGATGAACTTCTTGAAGCAAAGCTTATATCTGATGACACTTATGAGAGAAAACTAAAGCAACTTGGTAAGCAGTTCCAGGAAAATTCCGGTTTAGCCAAAGCTTTCACAGACACTCTTGAGCAATCTTTTGATTCACTCATTGCTCAAAGTACATCTTTTGAAGACGGTTTGAGAAGAATCGGTCTTCAATTAGCAGCCAACATAGCAAAGCAGGTTCTTGTTCCTGCCATCACAAGTGGTACTGATAGTTTATTCAGTTCACTTTTTGGTAGTGCCACTGAGGCTGCAATAGGTCGGTCCCCAGCAAATGACGCGGGTGGTATAGCGTCTTCTCCAGGTGGTTCTGTGACAAAGACTCCATCTGGTGATTATTTCTTTGGTGGTGGCCTTGCCTCTGGTGGTCCTGCGGATCCAGGAAAAGCTTATCTTGTTGGTGAAAAAGGACCAGAGATGTTTTACCCTAAGGTTCAAGGTCAAGTCGCTCCTGCAGCACAGAATGTAGTTATAAATATCAATGCAAAGGATGCTCAGTCTATAATCAACTCAAGATCACAAATCTCAAGTCAACTTACTTACGCGTTACGTCAAGGAGCTAAAAACACATGAGTTTTGTTGAAGAGCAGTTCCCGACAACTATAAGTTATGGAAGCAGAGGCGGCCCAAGGTTTAGCACAAGCATTATAACTGTGGCAAATGGAGTTGAACAAAGAAACGTAAACTGGTCTAAAGCAAGGGCCTTTTATGATGCTTCTTACGGAGTAAGAACACAACTCGAACTCCATGATCTAATCACTTTTTTTAGAGCGCGGCAAGGTAGAGCTTATGGTTTTCGTTTCAAAGATTGGAGTGATTTTAAGTCCGTCGATCCAAACAATACAACTACAGCTATTGACCAACTTATTGGGACCGGGACAGGTGCACTTACTACATTTCAGTTGAAAAAGAACTACATTAGCGGTCCTACAACATTTGTGAGAGATATAAAAAAACCAGTTTCTGGGACTGTGAAAATATCTGTCAACAATGTATCTCAACCAACTGGTTGGTCAGTAGATACAACAACCGGTATAGTGACATTTTCCGTAGCTCCTGGAAATGGGTTGCTTGTAAAAGCAGGATTCGAGTTTGATGTTCCAGTAAGATTTGACACTGATGAGTTATCTATAAGTCTAGATGATTATAACATTGGCTCAACATCTGTTCCTATTGTGGAGTTGAATATATGAAGTCATTCAATGCTTCTTTTCTTTCTCATATTCAAGGAGAGGTTACTACTCTTGCAACATGCTACAAGATAACACGAGCAGACGGTGTCATTATTGGCTTCACATCTCTCGATGCAAATATAGTCATTGATGGAATCACTTATCTTGCGTCAACTGGTTTTAGTCAGTCTACTTTTGAAGAGACCTCTGATCTAAGAGTAAACAACCTTGATATACAGGGTATCATTTCTTCTCCAAGTATAACAGAAGACGATTTGTTGTCTGGTAAGTACACTCAAGCTGTGTGTGATATTTTCATAGTAAACTATAAGAATTTACCGGCTTCTCTTTCTGATAAGACTCTTATAAAGTGGGTCGCGACTGGATTTTTAGGAGAAATTCGTCTTACAAATGGACAATTCGTTGTGGAATTTAGAAGCTTATCTCAACTCTTAAGTGTGAGCCAGCTAGATGTTTATTCTCCAAGGTGTAGAGTGAAAAGATTTGGAAATTCTTTATGCAAAAAAGACATCACAAGCTTCACCTTCAGCTTCACCGTTGTCACCGTGTTTTCCCCGACCTCTTTTACTCATAGTCTGACTGCTTTAGCTGAAGATTATTTTCAAAATGGGATTGTAAAATTCACAGGTGGTCCTAACACTGGTTTAGAATTGACTTGTAAAACATACAAGTCTGGACTTATAACGCTTGTAGAGCCTCCTTATTTTCCTATAGCGCCAGGGCATACTTTCAGGGCTATAAGAGGATGTGACAGAAGGTTTGAGACTTGTAAAAATAGTTTTGATAATGTAAAAAACTTCAGAGGTGAGCCAAACACTCTTCTTCCAGGTACAGACGCCGTTGTTAAGGTGCAACGATGAATGTTGTGGATGTAGCCAGATCGTGGATTGGTACTCCTTACCACCACAACGCCTCTCTCAAACAAGTTGGTTGTGATTGTTTTGGTCTTATAAGAGGAATCTATGAAGACATCACAGGGGTAAAAATATACCCATCAAGTGAATACTCACCTAGTTGGTTGAGAGATAAAAATAATAAGTACAAATTAAAAGAGAATCTTGATTCTATGGGAGAACAGTCTTTTGTTTGTTCTCCAGGAGATATACTTATCTTTGGTATAGAGGACTTTTACGTTCATTGTGGGATATTTGCAGGAGAAACTTTTATCCATTGTTATGAAGATGTTAACAAGGTTGTTGAAATGAGTTATATTGATAAATGGAAGAGACTTCATAGAGCAACATACAGGTTCACATGGCCACTTTAGTACTGTCAATAGTAGGAACAGCTGTAGGAGCTGCTATTGGTGGTCCTATAGGTGCCACAGTTGGTGCCAGTATTGGGTCTTTTGCTGGTGGACTTATAGATAATGCCATACTTGGTGTTGGGGATAAAAACACCAGCCTTGCTTTTCAGACAACTGTTCTTAATCAAAACCTCACATCAGGGTACGGTTCAGTCATTCCTATAGGTTATGGTACACTAAGAGTAGGTGGAAACATTATTTGGGCTAGTGGTATAAGAGTAGAGACAATCACAAAAACAGAAAAAGTTAGATCTGGAAAGTTCTCTACAAGAGACCAAGTAGTAAGTCAGGAAACTAAGTATCTCATTGATATGGCTGTAGCCATACTTCAAGTAGATAGTTCTGAAGTAGAGGTGCTTGTTTCTGTAGATTCTAGTGATGAAGACGCTGTCACAACACAAAACAGAAAAGCCCTTGTAGGTCTGCGTAGAATCTGGATGAACTCAGAGCTTGTCTATGATGGACGAACTTTTAACTCAACGGCTCAAATTCAAGGTTTTGATTATGATGCTCTCTATACAGGAGCTGAGTCTCAGCTACCTGACCCGTATATTGAATCTATAGCAGGCGTTGGTAACGTTCCTGGTTTTCGTGGCCTTGCCTATATTCTTGTAAAACAATTGGACATAGGCCCATTTGGACAAAGAATACCAGCAATCAACATTGAGGCTATAGCCAGTTTACCTAGAGCTTTTATGCAGCAAGGTTGTGAGGGAATTGCTGAAGGACAAGACGGCAGTATTTTCTTGGTGAGCAATTTACAAAGAACAGTAGAGCGTATAGACCCTGTTTCTTTGAAGCAAATATCGAGAATAGGTGCTAACGGCACAGAGTATTTAGGTCTTTTTAAAGCTCATCCTTGGAGAATAGCCACTTCTGGTGTTGATGGTAGGCTTTGGGTCACTTGTAAAGGAGACTCTGCGGTTCAGGTTATAAACCCAAGCACAAACACAATTGTTCAAACTATTGCTGTCAAGCAATATCCAAACGATCTTATTATTGATAACTCTGGAAATTGTTGGGTCTCTTTTCCTTATACTGACCAAATTGCAAGAATACATCCATCAACCTATGCTGTCACTTATTTCTCTATGGAGGATGCTCCATGGTCTTTTTGCAAAGATAATGCCGGCTTTCTATATGTATCCTGTTTCAATACTGTTAAAAAGTTCAATACATCTGGCTCTGTTTTGTGGACAACTACTGTAGCATATTTTCCTTGGGGACTAGCGTTCAACCACAAAACTAATGAAATATGGGTGGCTTGCTCAGGAGAAAACCAGTTTAATATCCTATCCACTGGTGGATCTATTGTGCTAAGAAGAAACATAGGCACTTACCCAACACATGTATCCATACATCCAAATGATATTTATGGAAGCGTGGCAGTCACAACTTTCTTTGGTAACCAATTAAAGGTATATAGCAAAGAGAGAGATGAGCTTCTTGCTTATGGCACAGTTTCTTTTCCTGGCCCATGTTTACATTTAGCTAATGGGAGAGTTTTTGTTTCTCAAACTAAATTCAATTTTGCTTTTGCAGCGGACGGTAGATAATGGCTGTAGTAACTTTTCCATCTGATAGTTTTCCTTTCTCGGCAAGTACTCTGCCTAGTAGTAACACAACATTCAACCCAGACTTGCAAATCACAGGTAGTATTGGTTTGTATAATTGCCAAAGAAAGATTTTAGAGAAGCTTGCTAAACAATACATTAATGATGATTTTGTAGCAATACAGACTCTTGTGTCGCAAGGTCAGCCTACGCTTACGCCAGAAGTTTCTGCCACAAGAGAAGGTTTTAATGATCTTCGTGTGAAACTTCCTGTTCTTAATCAATACTATAACTACACAGGTTCTCATGGTGACACTTACAACGCAAGTTACCTTACAAAAATAAAAGAGATAGTTTTAAGTTGGGTTAGAACAAATGTTCCTACAGGAAAACCTATTGATGAAACTAACTTCGAGAATCTTCTTCGGGTTATTGATGAGAGATTTGGAAGTTTTTCTGGCAGCGAGCAAAGCGACATCACTGCGTGGCTAAACGCTTTAAGAACGGCAAAACTTGCTTGGACATTTTCCCAGGGCGGCGGAGAAGGCAAGATCCAGTATGGTAACCACTACACACATCATTATAAGATACTTTTTAAAACATATCAACTTCTCGGACTATCCACAGCAAGTCTTGTTACTACAATAAACTCTTTTGCTGCTGATAACTTTCCTTTTGGTGGGGCAAGGACTTTTCCTCCACAATATGCGATCACAGCTGTCAATCAAGGAACTAAGACCTTCAAGGTTGCTGGTAACCAAACGGCAAACTATTTTACAACATATCTCAATAAGGTGTATGTGAATGGTTCAGCTGGAAATGACGGCTGGTACACACTTGTTAGTGCTACACTAAATGCTGGAAGTACGGACATCGTTGTTCTTGAGACAATTCCTAGTGCATCTGTCTCAGGAAACATCGGTGGAAGTTACAATGATCTAACTCATGACATGAGTAGACCTGCTTCTTCCGCAGGAGAGTCTATAGACATGATACGAAGAGATTCTCTTCATTACCATCAATACGATATGGAGCCTTGGATAGAACTTGCTATCATGTCTCCTGGAAATTTTGTAACTATTGTAGACAATGGTTTCAATTTTATGAGAGACTGGCTTCTTACTCCACCTAGAATTAGGTATGAGTTTTTTGCAACAAGTGACTCTTTTGATGGATTGAGATGGGCAGGTTCTCGTTCAACTTATCTTCAACCAAATTCTCAATACTGGCCGGATGATGCAGCAAGGATGATTTTAGCGTATGACTATTATAAGCGAGCTGGTAGTTTAACCACTGTAGTAGATGCCAAACTTATAAGAGCTGCTGGGTTTAATTCAAGTGTAAGAGCTTCTATACAATACTATTTCTTTAGATGGATGTTTAGCGGGATTTACGGATGAGTGACACACAAAGCATAATCAGAGACATCTTAAGAAGAGCAGGTTTTTCAGAGCTTACAGTAGATGCTTCTGCTCTTCAGGGTTACGTAACAGGTTTAGGGATAGGGAAAAGAGGTTCTCTACGCGCTGCTGTTGATGATTTACTCTACCTTTTTCAAATAGACGCCATTGAGTCTGACGGTGTTCTAAAGTTTACTTTTAGAGGCAAAACACCTGTAGTGACACTGTCTTCTGCAGACCTTGTTCCTATTTCAGATGAGCCTCAGCAACTTGTCTCACTATCAAGAAAAGAATGGTTTTCTTTACCTAATAGAGTAGACATTGTCTATCCCGACATAGATAATGATCATGAGAACTCCACAGAGTCTGGTGAAAGACAAGTTGTAGATAACAACAACTTTTCCAGTATACAAACAGCTATAGTCTTAAATAGCACAAAAGCAAAAGAAATAGCCAGCACTTTGCTTGATACATTATATGTTGAGATCTTTACACTCTCTTTCAGCACTTTTTTAAAGTACGGCTACCTTGAGGTAGGGGATGTTGTTGCTGTGACGTCTTTTAACCGAACATGGAACGTCCGTATAAGCAAAATGAAAACAAGTGGTAACCTCATAGAGATAGAAGGCATCACTACAGACATAGGTACTTATGATCAAAAGCAAGTTGTAGGTGTCACACCTCCAGATGTTGTAGTAGTAGTCAAAGCCCTAACAAGTACTGTGCTTGCTTTAGATTTACCTATTGTTGATGACACAAACGATGTGCCAGGATATTTTTTAGGTGTGTTGAAAGATCCTATAGATACAGCGTGGAGATATTCAGAGATTTACTCTAGTTCAAACAACACTAGTTTTTCTCTAGTTAGCACATTAACTACCACACTGACTGCTGGTGTCACGAACACAATTCTTCCTTCAGGTCCTACAGAGATATTTTTAGATAGATTAAGCAGCGTTACTGTCACTTTGACAAATGGAACACTTATAAGCGTCACTTATGATGATCTTTTAAATGGTGCAAACGGTTGTGTTATTGGTAAAGAGCTTCTTCAATTCCAAACTGCGACACTGATAGGACCAAACACATACACTCTTACAAACCTTTTAAGAGGTCGTCGTGGAACAGAGTGGGCTATGGGAACTCACGCTGTTGGAGAGACTTTTGTTTTAGCTGGACTTTCTCTTACTACTCGAGATATATCTCAATCTTCAATAGATATTATTGAGTATCTAAAGTGTGTTTCAAACGGTCAGGCACTAACTGATGTTACTTCATCAAGCTTTACCCCACGCAACATTCGTCAAAAACCTTTTTCTCCTGTAAGTATTTCATCAAAAAGAGATACAAGTGGCAACGTGACAATATCATGGAAGCGCCGAACTCGTGTAGGTGGAGAGTGGAGAAGCAGTGTTGAAGTCTCTTTAGGAGAAACATCAGAGTCATATCAAATAGATGTCTATAATGGAGTGTCTGTTGTGAGGACTTTGAGTAGTACAACATCTCAAGTAGTTTACAGTGTTGCCGAACAAACGCAAGATTTTGGTTCCATTCAAAGCAGTATTGTGATAAAAATATATCAAATGTCCTCTGTTGTTGGTAGAGGCTACTCTGGAGACGCTACAGTATGACAGCAACTACTAATTTAGGATTAGAGCTGATCTCTACAAGTCAGTCTCAGAAAGAGGTGACTTTTGCTGATGCGATGAATAGAGTAGATCATCTTCTTCACGGTAAAGCCCAATCTATGTTTTTTTTCAATCCTCCTACGGGTGTAGAAGGACAAATGTATATCGTGGCATCAGGAGCAACTGGCGCTTGGTTGGCTCAGTCTGGAAAACTTGCTTACTTTATTGGTGGTGGTTGGTATTTTGTAACTCCTAGAACAGGGATGATTGTTTTTGTTGTAGACATGAATTCTTATTATGAATACACAGGCTCCGCTTGGGTTTTAGATAGTTCATCTGTTGTTGCAGCTAAAGTTGCTAACTATGGGATCTTGTTGAATGACCAAAATAATTTACTTCAAATAGATACTACTTCTGCTAACATAGAAGTTAGATTACCTCCAGCTGGTCTTGCTGGAAACGGCTATATTGCAAGAGTGAAGAAAACAGCTGGTGCAAACAACGTTGTAGTTTATGGTGCGCAAAATCAGATTTTAAGAAGCGAAGATTACGCAAACGCCTCTTGGACAAAAAGCAACGCCACTATATCTACTGGCTCAATAACGGGTCCACTATTTGGGATACTTGCCGATAAGATCCAAGAAAATAATGCCACAAGCACACATGAAATACTGCAGTCTTATAGTAAGGGTGCTGGTATAACAAAAGTCTCAGCAAGTGTTTATTTTAAGGCTGCAGAAAGAACAGAAGCCTATCTTCTTGTTGATGATGGCACAGCTACTAACCGATGCACACTTAAAGCAAACTTGTCCACTGGAGTTTTGAACGTTACCACGGGAGCGGGCACTTTCACTTTAGATAGTTCAGCTATAGTAAATGCAGGCAATGGTTGGTATAGGCTCATTGCTTTTTGCACCGTTCCTACTGGTGCAGGGACTGTGCGGGCAAGTCTTAGACTTTTTGATGGAGTTGGAGCAAGCTACACTGGTGTTACAGGGAATGGTGTTCACGCTTTTGGTGTCATGGTGTCTGAAAACACGGTTCATGGTTTATACGCTAAAACCGTTGCAACAGCGATCAATGAACTTATACAGGGGGCAGCGTCTAGTACTATATCAACTACTTACGCAGGTGAAAACTATATCTGCGATGGTACCAATTGGCTTAAGTTATGACACATGGATTTTTACGAGTTCATAAAGGAGTATAAAGAATATGGGTTTATATGGCTATGCGGCACAGCAGTGAAAACTTTGGCAGAGCCAATGCCCGGAGTGAAGAAGTTTTTGAAAAACCTTCTCACCACTCTTTTCTTGGTATTCATTCTGGAGTACAGCCTCCGCAACAGTCACAAGAAAGAAGACCTCATAGTCGCTTGTGCGCTGTTTGTCCTTATAGGGAACAATGTGGTAGCTTTAATCCTAAACTTAGGAACATATTTTCAAGAACATCCAAAGGAGGTGGTTGCATGGTTGTTGCGCTTCTTCAGGAAGTGATGAGACTATCATTATGTGTTCTATTCTTGTTCTATTTAGCCGGAGGTTTTTAATATGTGGATTAAAGAAAGACTAAAGGAAAAAACTACATGGGTTGGTATAGTTGGGTTTGGTGTTTCTTTGTTGAGTCACTACAACATTCTAGTTCCAACTGAACTTCGGCCTATTCTCGAGGACTTAGGCCTTCTTATAACAAGTGGAGTCTTAGTGATTATGAAGGAGAAAAAATCATGATAAAGCTAGCCATGGTTTTTATCATTTTAAGTCTTGCAACATGCAAGACGGTCATCTCAGAGGCACCTAGTTATGAAGTTTATGGTTTAAAAGCATGTCAAGCATTCGCAACTTTATATGAAACTACAACGGAGCTCATGCTTCAACATAAGTTATCAGAAGATGACATCAAAAAGTTTGAAGAAATAAGAATTGTAGCAGAGCCTTACTGTTTGAGAGGAGACTTCACAGAAGAAGCAACTAATCAATATATAGCCAACTCTGTAGTAAACCTTGTTTTAATGTCTAAAGGAGATTAGTATGAAAACAGACCTTATCTTATCTGTTGCGAAATTCAGTTTTGAGCTTTATAAGGAGCTAAAAAAATCTCCTCTTACAAAAGAGGATATAGAAAAACAGAAAAAAACTATGATTAAGAAGATAAAAAAGGTTGCTATAGAGTACGACAATGCTAAAAAAAAATAATAATAATATATAGTTATCATTTGTATCTAACTATAATCAATACTATATCAGTATAGAAATAAATAAAATCAATACCTTATCAGCAATATCAGTATTATCACAGTTTTTAGAAAAAAAATAATTTTGAAAAGGCCAAGAAAATTCCTTATAGCGGATATAAAAAACCAGTTTACTATTGTAAACTCTGTGTATATACTCAAACAAATAACTGAGATAACTATGATAGAAAAACAAGACTTCATCTTTAAGACTACTCCTATGAGTCATCAAAAGAAAGCTTTTGATATCTCTAGAGATAAAGAAGCCTTTGCTCTTCTAATGGAGCAAGGTACTGGCAAATCCAAGGTGATCATAGACACAGCAGCTTGGCTTTATTCACAAGGTCTTATAAACTGTGTTGTCATCGTTGCTCCTAACGGAATTCATAAAAACTGGATTTTTAGAGAAATACCAGCTCATCTATTAGATGTTATACAAAGAGACTGCCACATTATGAAAACAGGTGGAGGTGGTAAGGATTACGAGCTATCTTTGAAAAAAACAACCTATAGTAAAAACTTAAAAATCTTCGCAATAAATGTAGAAGCTTTTGCTTATGATAACCCTATAAAGATCATAAAAAATATATTGCTTTTCAACAATTGTCTTTTTGTTATAGATGAGTCATCCAGAATAAAATCACCAAAATCAAAAAGAACAAAAGAGTTATGTAAACTAGGCAAATATGCGAAGTATAGAAGAATCCTTACAGGTACACCTATAACACAAGGGCCACAAGATGCTTATGCTCAGTTTAAGTTTTTAGATCAAGACATACTAGGATTTAGCTCATTCACAGCTTTCAAAAACCATTTTGTTTCTTCTGTAAAGGTCACAGGAGAAACAAGTGATGGCAGAGAGTACAATTATGATAAAATCATAGGTTACAACAATCTTGCTGATCTACAAAAGCTTATCAAAGATCATTCTTTTCGTGTTGAAAAACACGAGTGCTTAGATCTTCCAGAAAAAATATATCAAAGGTTTCCCGTTGATCTTACTTCTCAACAGAAAAAAGCTTATAAAGAGCTGAGCGATGAATTATTGACCATCATAAAAAACGAAGTTGTTACTGCAAGAATAATTCTTACAAAACTACTCAGACTTCACCAGATAGTAGGAGGGTTTATACCAAAAGGAGATGAGGAAGAAGGGATTTTAATATCAGACAGCAATCCTAAAATGGATGCCGTGTTTGAGTTACTAGAGGATTTTAATGGCAAGTGCATCATCTGGGCAAGGTTCAAACCTGAAATAAAGTACATAGTTAAAGAACTACAACGAGTCTATGGTAGAGAGTCAGTTGTTGACTACTATGGAGATACTGCATCAGATAAGAGAGAAGAAGCAGTTGACAGATTCCAAAAGGATGAGAAAACACGTTTTTTTGTAGGTAACGCAAAGACTGGCGGTATAGGTCTAACACTTACAGCAGCAGAGATG